AACCAAAATCGAATAGGTCACTCATAGCCCCATCCACTCCTTTGTCATTATGTAGTCTCTTACGAGACCACTCCGGACAATATCTTCCCAACTAAACTCAACGACTGAAAAGTGTTTCAGTTGTTCAAGTATCTCAAGGAAGGTATTGATACCCTGTTTATCGGACATCTGTTTGAAATCAGACTGTTTGTAATCTCCACAGAAAATGATTTTAGAACAATGTCCAATCCGTGTCATCACGGAATCCAGTTCGTGGAAGTTGAGATTCTGCATCTCATCCACCAGAACAATCGTATTATCGAATGTCACACCTCTTATATAGGATGTTGATTCAAACTGTATATATTTATTATGCACGAGTTTTTCATATGCGCGATCATCTTCGAACAGATCCGCGGCAGCTGCACGATATGGTCCAGTGAATGCATCCAGTTTTTCGTCAATTGTGCCAGGCAGAAATCCAACCTCTCGTGTGGGTACGGCACTGCGAATAATACGTAGAGAATCAAACGGGGTACTCTTATCCATGATTTCTTCAAGTGCGAGATACATTGCAAGGAATGTCTTACCTGTACCCGCAGTACCCACCATGGCGATATTGTCGCCTTCTCTCCATGCGGTGTAAGCCTCTTTCTGAGATTCGGTAACAGGATCTATTGTACGTAGATCGTCAATACGAATATTCATTGACTCGTTTATTTGTTGTTTAGTTTTCATCAATTATGTATCGAGTTATCAACGAATCCGTATTTGCGTTTTTTCTCTGCGGACAACCCAGAATTACCACCGGATTGTTTTTTGATTTGATCGAGTTTATTTTTCCAATCACCCGATGTCTTATTAAGAATAGAACCTGTATGAGTAACAAGTTCTGGAGTGCTAGTGTGTAGTTGTTTCCAATCACCAGATGCGACCATCTCTTCTTTTTTAGAAATAGAGATCAGAAATTCTTTTACTTCTCCGGTCTCTGTGTTTTTTAAATCATATGTAGGCATAAATTAGATTCCAGTTAAATGAAAAAGGCCCTCATCTAGAGGGCCAGTTCCAGATAAGGATCACCCCCTTAGTCGAGTTTCAGCTTGTGATATTGCAGTCTCTAAAAACGTCTGTCGTTTCGCAACTTTATATGCAATATCTGCTTTCCCCCTTTTTTGCAATTTATGAATGTAATGTCCCAACTCTCGCGAGTCTTTTCTAAGTCTTTCTAGTTGATTTGGTTCAACCATACTCTCTCCTTATTGTTGTAACGTGGGAAATTATTTCAGGATTAAATCTGGAAATGCCTCCTTTACCAGTGTTTTGGTTATGCCCTTGATGGGCGGATTTTTGTTTATCATAGCAACTAACACTTCAGCATCACGAGGATGTACTGACTCACACATGTCAATAAACATTTTTTCCCGTTTGACGGGAGTTAATCTTTCAGATTCCAATAGCCCTTTCACGAAATATTTAAAATTCATGTGAGCTTTTAATAGGGAGTTTGCGGGTGTTTCTTCAGAGGCCGGTGTATAGGGTACAGGGCCAGAGGGTAGATTCCACTGGATAATTTCATCAAATGTACCTCTTAGTACATCTCTTAATGCCATCATCTCATTTTCTTGTAAGACTTGTATCTTGTCTTTTTTAGCACGTTTCTTTGATACCTGATCTAGAATCTCATAAACTTGTAAACGGGGTTTCGTAATTGCCATAATATTTCCTTATCGCGTAAAACTCATTATACAGATACTTATAGGGGTTGTCAAGACTTTTTTCGGCCCGCCTGTCGAATTGCTTGTCGTTCAGTTTCAATCCACTTCTTCGCTTTTGGTGTCACTTCTTTATTAGTAAACCTTTTGATATCACGGAATGCACGAAGTGTTTCCTTGTTGTAATCTTTGCCTTCACTATTATCAACCACAAGGAAATTTTCTTTACCAAACATGTTCTGGAATTTACCAGTGTTACGTTGAACCTGTTTCCAGTAGGATTCTACTTCTGCGTCGGGGAGTGATCGTGCTCTCATGCGATTGCGTTTGAGAGCGGTATCGAGGTCTGTATTGACGAAAATCATTGCCGCTTGATATCCCAACTTCTGGATCTCTCGAGCTTGATTAGCAATCTTCGCTGGGTCTTTACCCGTACCATCAACGACAAGACCCAGTCGGCCCTTTATGTAACGCGCCTGTTTCGTGCCTGTGAGACGTTTTGCCTTACCACGTAGTTCTTGACCCTTTGGCGAAAAAATGTTACTAGGCGACATTTCCATGTTTGCCTTTTTCATTGCCGCTTCAAAAGCATCGTCAGAGTTTACAACTTTGTATCCCATTGATGTAAGACCGGTCTTTCCTACAATGAAAGATTTACCGGAACCAGGCCCACCTGCAAGAAATACTGCTTTGAAGATTGCGGGATCATTTACCCCTTCTTCTAGATACTGTTGAAAACGTAACACAATAAAAACCTCGTTGAAAGTATAAAGTTATTTATATTTTTTCATTATTGAAATACCATAATTTTTCATCATGGTATAAAACAACTGCATCAAGTTCCGATTCATTCAAAACCATAAATGCTTCTTGTAAAGTATTTAGTATCGGTTTACCACGAACGTTAAAAGATGTATTGAGCAAAACACCATCAAACGCAGACAAAATATTATATAGTAATTTATTTTGATCTTCGGTGACGGTCTGCAATCTTGCGGTGTTATCAACATGTGTGATCGCTGCAAGTTGTTCTGCGTATTCTTCGCGAACATCGACTGCAAAATTCATGTAGGATAAGTTGTCGTAGTTGTCTGCAATAAAATATTTCTCGGCGTCTTCTCTACGACAAACGGGCGCAAAGGGACGATAAAGTTCTCTACGTTTGATCTCGTTGACTTTGTCTTTTTTGTCCCAACCTTTAGGATCGCATAAGATGGATCTGTTTCCCAATGCACGTGGACCTACTTCAATACCACCTTGTATGAGACCAATGATCTCATTATTTTTCAAACGAAGAGCCAGATCCTCAACGGAAATTTCAAAGTGATTATATTTTTCTTTATAATCATCCAATTGATTTAGATCACGTATCTTTGGACCTGCATAGGTGATGGTTCGTCTACTGTTTTTCATACCTCGTTTTATCATAAATCCTGAGATAAAACCAAAAGGAAGACCTGAGTCAATAACATCGGGTGGAACAAATACTTCCGCTCCAAATTCGCGTTGAATTCTTCTATTTAACAAAACGTTGAGACCACATCCACCACTTATTACCAGACGATTTTTGTGTTTCCTAATGACATCTTCATTTTCCCACAAAAACTTCATGACCCATGTTTCGAATTCGTCTTGTATTCCTTTCGCGATATCGTATTCTTCTTTCATCCTTGTGTGTTTTTTACCCATCATTATTTGAAAGATATTATTTTCTTCCGGCGAATTAAAAAATTTACTCGAAAATTCGTTTCTATCTGTCGCATTGTTGTACTTATCCCACCAGACACTCCACCACATAGGGTTCCTATTTTTTACCATATTGAATTCATAACGAAACAATCTTCTTCCAATATTATAAAAATCTGTGTCGGTTTTGCCGTACGCCGCAGCACCCATTGCTTTACCAGCTAAATCTAAAATAGAGGGAGTACTGTTTACAATATTCACACAACCATGACCTATTGCATGATTGTAATTTCTTCCATAGTAACCAATTAACGGTTCATTATAATCCTCCCAGAAAGGTTTTTGAATTGACTTAACGTTATCACCAACGGCTTCCCATAAAAATGTAAACCCATCATCGCCACCCGCATCAAAGGTGAAAATAGCGGTTTCGTCTCCAAACCAAGGGGATTGTGCATATGCACCGTAAGCATGACCGTTGTGGTGTCTATGGTTTAAGCAAAAATTTTTAACATTAAAGATTTTATCAACAATACTTCTAGATAGAATTGAAGGATCTTTATCTTCAACATATTTCTTTTCGATCGTTGTTGATCCTAAGATAAAAACATCGTAATCGTTTTTGATACCGAACTCTTCTTCAGAAATTTTCAGACACTCTCTAAGAATATCTTCACGTTCGTCAAGACGAGCATGGCCACGATAATGTTTTATACCTGTAAGTTTTTCTAACTCGATGACATGAAACGTGTCGGTTTCTGCATTGTAGAACGATATGACCGAATCGTGTCCCCAATGTGCCGCGGCAATGTTACCCATTATTCGGACCTTAAATGACTTGATGAGATTCGTACTTGAATGATACCGTTATAGTACTTGTCGTCACGTAAAACATCACGACGAACTTGTTCTAACAATTCTTCGTAGGACAGGTCACCTTTTGACTTACAGAGTTTTAAAATTTCTCTTTCGTACTTGTCCCCGCCCTTTTCTTCGACAAGGTTTTTGAGAGTCTCATTTGACCCAAAGTAATCACGCCAGTCGGATTGTCTCCTAACAGTACGTTTACGTTTTTGTCCTTTAAGAGGGGGGAGTTTTCGTGTTGACCAGAAGTTCTTTTTACCGACATACATTTTACCGGTATCAAGTTCTGTGATAAGATAAACAAACCCGACGAATTGTTCTAAGTATTCTTCGTCGGGCTCGAAGGGTGCACCGCAGTATTTCCACATTAGTCTTCCCACTCATCCGTAGTAGGAGACCCACACATTGGACAGTGTGTGGGTTTTTCTTCATTGTCTTCTACTATAAGTGTTACGTGACTGTCACATACTGTGCAAACCAAGGTGTATTCATATTCCATTTCATGCTACCTCTTCCCACCCCCATTCGCCTTCCATGCCGACTACGGAATATTCGGTGACTCGCTTCTCAAAGAAGTTATCATGAGATGCACCGTTCAACACCCAATCAAGCCATGGGAGTGGATTGTCTTTTTGTCTAAACTTAGTTTTGAGTCCAAGTTGCAAAAGACGACGATCTGCAATATGTCGAATGTATCGACGCACTTCCTCTTTTGTCAAACCCTGAACCTCGTTACCCTTGAATGCAAGATTGATAAACTTGTCTTCAAGGTCTACGGCATTCCGCGCCATAGTATATATCTTCGACTTGAGTTCATCATTGACAATACGGGGATGTTCATCACAAAAAGTTCTGAACAACTTTGCATTACCTTGTACGTGTAGAGTTTCATCACGGATAGACCACTCGACAATAGTACCCATACCCTTCATCTTACCGAACCGTTGAAAATTGAGTAACATGACAAAGGAACTGAACAAAGACATGCCCTCGTTGAATACAGACTGTGCCAGCGCAAGGGCCAGACCTGTATGAGACGAAGTGTCGCCCTCTTTCATGAAATCTACTTTGTCCGCCATCTCTTTATATTCGAGGAACTTGTGGTACTCTTCGTCGGGAAGACCAAGCGTGTCGTTGAGCAATGCGTAGGCTCGTTGGTGGACGGCTTCTCGACCCGCAAAGGAAGAGAGCATATTTCGCACTTCATTGTTTTTGAATTTAGGGATGAGTAACTCGTGGTAGTTCTCCCCAACCTGAACGTCAGACTGTGTGAACAGTCGCAGTACTTGTGTGATGAATTCTTTTTCGTCTTCGGAGAGTTTTGTTTTCCAATCTTGGACATCTTCACTTAACTCCGCTTCGTCTTCGATCCAATGAACCTCTTCGTGTTTCTTTGATAGTTCAACGGCCCAAGGATACTTAAATGGTTTATACGTTGTACTAAAATCTAGTAATGACATTACATTTCCTTTTTATTTCGGTAGTTTTCGACAGCAGCTTTTATTGCGTCTTCTGCAAGGACACTACAGTGTATCTTCACTGGTGGTAAAGAGAGTTCTTGTGCGATTTCTGTATTTTTAATACTCGCCGCGTCATCGAGACTCTTACCTTTTACCCATTCTGTAAGAAGTGAAGAAGATGCAATAGCACTTCCACACCCATACGTTTTGAATCTGGCATCTTGTATTATACCATCTTCTACCTTTATTTGCAACTGCATTACATCACCACAGGCAGGTGCACCGACCATTCCAGTACCAATGTCATCGTCTTCTTTGTCAAACTTTCCAACATTGCGAGGGTTTTCATAGTGATCAATTACTTTTTCAGAGTACATATGACTTCTCCTTTGGGAACCAGATCAAATCTCCAGCAATAGAACGAACAAACTCATAATCCAAACTTTCAAATAAAATAACAATTTCATATGATCGTTTTATAGCTTCTGGAGATTCATGATTATGTTCAGTAGAAATAATAGGTCTGTGTGTTTGAATCGTATTGATTGCACCACGCAGAACATTTAATTCTTCACCTTCAACATCCATTTTTATAAAATCTACATTCTCAAATGCAAAAGAGTCTAATGTTTTAACTTTGCAAGAAAGAGTGTTATCATCACTATTAATATCAGGATTCCTGTGTACTGACGAATGTCCAGTAAATCTAGGGTTGAAGTAAACATCCACTGTTTTTTCTGTATCAGACAATCCACAATCAAAAATTTCTACATTGTTCAAATCGCGATTTATTACATTTGATTTTAGACACTCTCTAATGGGATCTACGATTTCAAAACACTTCACTTCATCAAAAATACCACTGAGTTGATCGGTGACGAATCCATATGAAGCTCCTACATCAATCGCGGTTTTTCGATGTTTCACATTATCACTTTTTAGAAATGCGATTATCTTTGTAAGATAACCCCTTTGATATACCCCTTTCCCAGTAACGAATTTTCTAAAAGAAGTCGATTTTTCGTCTTTTAAAAGTATCCAATTAGATTTATAACGGGTTTTGCCTCCCATGTTTATCCCTCACAAGCTCGACACTCCTCCGATTGGTTAGCGTTTGCTGCGTCTAACTTCATCATAAGATCGTCATAACCGCCCACATATTCACCTTCAATATAAATCTGTGGTACTGTATTTACCTTTCTGCCCGTCACCTCTGCAGCAGTTTTCCCAATTTCTTCAAGATCAACCTTGTCAAAAGGTATACCACGAAGTTTAAGTTCCTCCATTGCCATTGCACAGAAGGGACAATTCTTTTTAGAATAAACTATAGACCGGTTGTCGTCTTGTAGTGCAACCCGTTCTACCTTCTCTGATACATTCTCTGCACGAGACTTTGCCTCTGTGCGTAGGTAGTACAGTCCCTTGAGACCTTCTTTCCATGCCTTGATGTGCACCTTGTTCACATACGACTTCTCCGCACCGGCAGGGAAGAATAGGTTTACCGATTGACCTTGACAAATGTAGGGTTGTCGATCTACGGCATGTTGTACCACCCAATTCTGATCTAACTCTTGTGCAGTCTTATAGATTGCCTTCTCACCCTCAGTCAAGAAGGGTAGGTGTTGCACTGATCCTTTGTTGGTAATGATTGATGTCCACACCGACTCGTTGTTCTCACCTTTCTCGTTGAGTAGTTCTTCGAAGTAAGGATTCTTTACGAGGAAGCTACCTGCTCGGGTTCTGTGGGTGTACGCAACCGCTTTGGCGGGTTCAATTGACGGAGACGTTGACAAGATAACGCCACTGGATGCATTGGGGGCAATCGCAAGAAGATGTGAGTTCCTTCGACCAGAACCGACACCGTCTGGATATTCCCCTCGTTCTTCGGCCAGTCTTTGTGTTTCTCTAACTGCGTCGGAATTGATTTTAGAGAACACAACATCGTTGATTTCTCGCGCTTTATCAGACTCCCAAGCAACTCCATGTTTTTGTAGAAGGGAATGGAAACCCATTGCTCCAAGACCAATTGATCGTTCACGGAGTGCACTATACTTTGCTCTTGCGACTGTGTCAGGTGCGTTATCAATAAAGTACTGCAATACGTTATCGAGCATCCTAATAAGATCCCCGACAATAGTAGTGTCCTTCCATTCATCGTAATACTCCAAGTTCAGAGACGAAAGGCAACAAACCGCAGTACGATCCGCACTCGTTGGTAGGTGAATCTCATTGCATAAATTAGACCCGTTGATACGCAACCCTAGATCTTTCAAGGGTTGTGGTAGGTGTTCGTTCGCAGTGTCGATGAAGTTCAAATAGGGTTCACCAGTACGGAAACGGACTTCTAAGATTCGTTCCCACAACTTACGTGCATTGATAGACTCCTTGACTGCACCGTCCTTGGGATCGCGTAGATCAAAGTCTGTGTTGTCGATCACCGCCTGCATGAATTCGTTTGTGATGTTGAGTGCGTTGTGAAGGTTCAATGCCTTACGTTGAACGTCACCTGTAGGAATACGCATGTTCAGAAACTCGACGATGTCGGGGTGTGACACATCCATGTATGCCGCATACGAACCCTTACGTGTCCTACCCTGTCGGTAGGCAATCATGTCNGCGTCTACGGTATGGAGAAAAGGTATTGGGCCAGGNGCGACATCTGATACTGTTCTAACGTCTGACCAATGTCCACCAACACCGCCGCCATAAACACTAAGCCAACGCAGTTCAGAAGTATGATCAATAAGGCCCTCAAGAGTGTCCGGAACGTAGGTAAGGAAACACGAGATAGGCATACCCTTGCCTTTACCATGCCCGTTCGGAGCATTCGACAATACCGGAGAAGCAAACATAAACCATTTCTTAGAGACGTACTCATAGAGTCTCTGTGCGAGAAGATCGTCGCCAGCAGACCACGCCGTTGCGGCTCTTCGGTATCCTTCTTGGGGTGATGATTCATATTCGTTTAGGTAAAAGTCTTTAAGCATCCCGACGGCATAATCTTGTAATAGGGCGTCACGGGATTTGTCTATCTTAACAGGCATAAAAAGCACTCAGGTTATTCGTTACAGGATTAGATATAATACACTATATCTAGGGTGATGTCAACTGGTCATCCACAATTTCTTCATTGCGTTCCAACCAATCTTCGGAATCTGTATCCGCGTCCCCTTGAGTTGCTTGCCTATAGTAAAGAATTATTTCCTTCTGTTGACGAACATACCTACGTAACTCTTGTAAGTTATATGCCATGTTCTCGTAGTCTTGTGGAGTGAGTCCAAACAGAACATAGGTTCCACTCTGCATCTTTTCTAATTTCTTGACTTGTTCGTCAAAGTTCTTTTCTGTTATAACAAAAAATTCTACATCTTCAAGTCTGATTGCTTCGGGTAGAGGCGGTTGATATATCTCAAGAGTCTTGTACTCTGTAACTGTTTTGATAATAGGTTCAGGTGCAACCATTGGTTGCGGTTTGAAGCCTGGAATACTAGAACAACCTGTAACAAACAATAAAAGGATTAACGCACTAAGAATCCGCATCTGCAACCTCCCGTGAATCTTCTTCGATTTGACGGAACACATCAGCAGTTCCCTTGTTGATTCTTGGTTCTATTAAGCCGGGTTTTACACGAGCAAGTCGAGTCATGTCGTGACGTTTGAAGATACCAAGATACTCATCTCGTTCTGCGGTCAACGCAGCATTTCTTGAAGTGAGTTCACCCACTGCTTTGAGTTGGTTCTGTAGATTATTCTCTGCCTGTTCTCGCGCAGTCTGTTCGCGTTCAAGTGCAACTTCTAATCGAACCTGATTGTTTTTAAGAGTGACTGTATTGGTTTCGAGTTGTGCGATTGTAGCATCTTTCATTGCGATCTGTTGAGTATGGTACATATACGCTCCACCCGCAACGACAATCATTAAAGGTAACATCTTAAGCATTGCAAACATTATTTTATCTTCCGTACTTGATAGTTAAAAGGTTCTTGAGTTTTTAACTCAAAGGCTTCGCCCGTTATCAATGTGCCTTGTAAATGTGTTGGTTGTACTATACTTATATTTTTAAAATGATAACAGGTTTTTTTCTTGGGATCGTACCAAATAGTAACTTCCCAATCATTGACAAAATACTTTACCCACAACCANACAAACGGTTTAGCAATCCAACGTCCCACGGAAGAGACAGTTGTTAATAAAATTTGACCAATTTTTTTCAATTTCTTCACGCTCCTTGTAGGATCTATAAAGCGCTTCCTTCATACTATCAGGCGCTTTATGGTATTCTTGCCACTCTTCTGGTGTCATAAATTTTTTTTTAGGATATGACACCCCAACTTCGATTGAATAATACTCTTGACCTGTCACCAGATCTTCGTGTATTTCTAAGTTTGCGCTAGGTGCAACGCAACCAGCCAATAACATTATTGGCAAAAAACGTATCATTTATATTTCACTACAGGACTTGTAGTTTTAAAATCTTTTTTACGCATAACAGTCTTGTTGACAACTTCAAACTCCCCGTTTTTATAGTTTACAACTACGGGTAAATTTAAATCAGACTGTAAATCTTTTAGGACAGCTTCGGCATCACCGTGTTTTTTAATTTCCGAACCTTTGTTTTTTGCGATCTTTTTAAACAACCGTTGAATCTCTGCGACCTTGATTGAAGGATTGTTGCGTTTATCATTCATACGATCCGCAAAGTGCCGCGTGAACTCAATGTCAATATTGTATTTTTTTAATAGACGATCCCCAAACTTTTCTAAGTCTGAAAGTTGTTGGGGAGTGACATCTTCTCTTAGGTCAAAAAACGATATCATTTTGTTAGTCTTTTTCTCTTACCCGACACTTCGATATAGTGTCGAGTCATAACTTTTGGTTTCTTCTTTTTCTTTTTGACGAACACCGCATCTTTAGTATCATGAGGTATACCTGCATCAGCTGCGGTCATCATCTCATCACACATTTGTTTAAATGTTTTCATCGTTGAATATCTCCGATTACTACATACAAGGGCTGTCTTGTATTTATATGTTCGACCATGTAAACATCAAGACCAAACAAATCACCAATTGGTTTGCAATTTTCTTTCACACGAACAGAGTCGCCTTTAAAGGCAACATCATTGCATTGGGGAATATCTAATACATCCTTACGCAAACGATATACGCCTGGAGATAATGTTTTCTCTTCAAGCAAATACCATTGTTCGGTTACATTATCTTTTACATCGACATTCAATGCATTTAAAATTTTTGTCAATGACCGATCTGAAATTTCATACTTTTCTCGCAATAAGAATAATGCAGCTGCATAAGATGCTAAACGACTCGATCCGCCCGGCACCTTTTCTAACATTTTCTTGATATTGAAAACAAGACGATGAAAAGTGGTGTACGCATCTTTCTCTTCTGTGGATTTCACTTGTTTACTCTTGATTCGTTTACCGTTCTCGTCGATAATACCTAACTTGAATGCGTCAGTATCTTTAAACGGTGTGGTTAACATTTTGATAAATCGAAATGTGTAGTACAAATCACCGGCTCTGCTTGCTAATGACATTTTATATTTTCCTTAACCTTTCAACTACACGTTGATCCATTGGAATACTAGTATATTTAGTATTATCTATAACTTTAAGATAGATGAGAAAAGGTTTAATGATTTTCCAGTCTTCGGTATCCGACACCTTGAACTCCAACATCTTCAAACCGCCCTCAATACCAAACACATTGAAAATCACCACTAAGTGGTTTAACAATAGATTTACTGGTGGATCACCATTTTCTCGATAACGAGTGATCAGTCTCTTTACGTATTTAAAACGTTTAAGATCCTCGTAGAACTCTTCCGCGTCGACACATCTAGGATTATAATAATTACGAATTCCAAACAACTCAAAGTTNTCGTCGTTTAGTTTATCAAATAACTGCATACATCTATCCAAATAAAAATTAGTTATTCCTATTTAGATTAATCAGCCAGAGGATTGTCCAACGCCTTTTGTAATGTGTCACGAAGATCTGCGTCGAGTTTCTCCATTTTGCCTTCCATACGTCCTTCTAGATCCCGCATGGTGTCTCGCACGTCTTTTTCCGTTTCGCGAGTGAGATCCGAAACTTCTCTAAGTCTCTCATCAATATCGTCCTGAATGTCCTTCACACGTCCTGAAGTGCGTTCTGAGACACGTTCTATTCGAGTGATGTCATCCTTTAGGGAATTTTTAATGTCGCGTGTGTAGTCGATGGCCTCGTCGAGTTTTGTTTCGATTACAGCATTACGAGCATCGATTGCATCAACATCAATGTTCTGAACAATCTCGCGCATGTCCATGTAGTCTTTGTAAAACTCAAACGCACCCCATGAAGCACCACCCAGAGTTGAAAGGGCAGTGAGTAATGCAAACATTTTACCGCCTTTGAAAGTCATTCCGCCGAATTCGATTTCGGTCTTATTATCTTCTTCAGTCATTTTTTATTTCCTACGGTGAAAAATAAATTATTAAACCAATCAAAGAAAAAAGAACACTACACAAAAAAACCAAACAACT